TCTTCTTAAGCAACAAGGGCACGAAGTCTTTGGTTATACACTCAAACTTCTTGAGACAACCTCGGAGGATTCCGAAGGTTGTTGTACCTTCAAAGATATTCGTGATGCTCGTATGGTTTGTGACCAAATGGGCATTGAATATCTTGTCACTAACTGGAAGCAGCAGTTCAAGAAGAACGTGATTGATCGGTATCTGGATGGAGCAAAGCAGGGTGTCGCATACAATCCATGCGTTACGTGCAACAGCACCATTAAGCTTCCTGTGCTTGCGGCTGTGGCTAATCATTTTGGTTGTGAGTATATTGCTACAGGTCATTATGCAAGGGTAAACAATGGACGAATCACCAAGGCTAAGAATCTTAAGAAGGATCAAAGTTATTTTCTCTGGGAAACTCCAGCATCTGTTGTTTCTCGACTTATTTTCCCCCTTGGAGATTTTGATAGCAAGGACGATACTAGAGCACTTGCCCGTGAGTTTGGTCTTCACGTTGCTGATAAGAAAGATTCAACTGACTTGTGTTTCCTTGGTGGAGGAACCAAGGAAAAGTTTTTGGAGCGAAACAATGTTGTTTCCTCTGTTGGTAACTTTATTGATGTGGATGGAAAGATTGTAGGTAAGCATGAGGGGTTCACGAAGTATGTCGCAGGACAGCGTACCGGCGTTGATAACAATGGTCGGCGTCGTTACGTTCTCAATATTGTATCTTCTTCTGGGGACATCATGGTTGGCTCTAGGGAGCAAGCCAGTTCTAGAACTCTCTTTCTCACAAATGCTAGGATCGATGCTGGAGTAAACTGCGAGAACATCACAGCAATCATTCGATACCACTCCGCTCCGGTTGCCGTCGAAACAATTACGAATTCTGGCGATAATCTGCAAGTCACTTTGCGGGACGCTGTGTTTGCAGCAGCAAAGGGTCAGAGTTGTGTGTTTTATCATGGTGATGAAGTTGTTGGTGGAGGTGTAATTTCATGACTAATTTCATCAATACCAAATATGGCAAAATTATAATTGGTAAAATGTACCGGGTGGAAATGGTTCCAGTTAGCAGATCAGTCGGAACGCCGATGCCACACTTTTTGGTTGTAGCCGAAGGTAAATTCCGGAAGTATGAATGCGGTACGATTGTTGTAATTCTCGGCCAAGGAGGTCTCATGTATGCACCAAAGGATTGGTCTTCTTGGCGGGCGCTTTTCCCTGATGGTGTGATTGGTGATTTTTCGGTTGCAGCGGATAGACTGTTCGAGGTTACACAATGATCATTGTTGGGAAACTTTATAAATGCACACCGGAGATGGTCATATTCACTCCATCAAAAGGATGGTGCTCGTATGATTCGAGCACAATAATCATGATCATAGAGGGAGCACAATCGTGCCTCGGGGCAAATTACAGGGTACTTCTCCCAGATGGTTCGATTGGCGAGCTTTACGTGTATTCAAATTTGCCAAAATTGGAACAAATATTTTAGTTAATCGATCATATATGATATGATAAAGGTATGAACAACAAGATTACGTCCTTGCGTCGTGGCAAGTGTTATGAATTCACGTTTACGCACAAAGCGAATGTGCATGGTATTGTTTGTGACGTAGATAATGAAAAAAACACCTTCGTGGTTTACGACCTTAAAACCAAAGGTTACGAAATCATCCCCCAGCATCGTTTCATGAATGCATCTCTTGTATGACAACTATTGATGTAGGGGGCCTGTATATCGTGGAAGGAATCCACAGCCCGATTGCGTTTCGTATAGCTAATCAATGGATGTATTACAAAACAGCAACCACATATATGTTCGTTCTTGAGGTATATAAATTTGGTAACAATCCCAACGGAAAGCCATGTAGCGTTCGTGTTCTCCTGCCTGATGGCAATATTGGAGAATTCTGGCAACCTGACAAGCTGAGACGTTTCGTTTGATTAATCAAACGAAATATATTTAGATAATATCAAACAGGTGGTATGATAAACCTATGAATCACAACGTTCGTAATATGATTGCTGTTTTGGCTTATAACCGCAAGGGTGGGATGCATGCACGTTCCTTAAATGAACCACGTAAAGGTCAACGCAATATGCAACGTGAATATCTTGAGGAATATGAATGTGAGATTGCTGATGATCATCTTCTTAACGAAGATTGCAATGATTGTTATGATTGATTTTTCACAATTTACCTTGTTTTAAGGTAAAAACGATTCGAACACACTATGTATGGTTCAAGAGTTTGATGCAAGACCGTGATTGATCGGTGCATAGACAATTGAGTGGTTCTGGGAATAGACTCTAGTTGTTGACAGGAGGAAACTGATGGTTGCAAAGACTGGTGAGATGGTGGTTATTTTCGGCAAAACCGATTTTGATCGTGAGGTTATTCAGTATACAAACGCAAAGGATTTTGTTGCATATATTTGCAAACGGGATCATCCGGATGGGAACACACCAACCAACGAAGTGTATATGAATTATATTGCTAACTCCATTCGTGGAGCTTTTAAAGACTCTGCCGCCGAAGCAAACATCAACATTCCAACACATAGCGAAGAAGCTTTTGTAAAAGCTTTGTTTCGCCTTGGAATTGTTAACACAACCGTAATGAACTAACCGCAATGATCCTCGCAGGAAAAATGTATCGTTTCTGCAAAAAGCTTTTTGCAGAAACCGCTGTTTTTGATGAAAAACTTGAGATTATTGCCACAATCAAAAATGATGAAACATTTGTGGCACTCGAAACGTCGGAAGGAATCGGTATGAGCCCAGAAATTTTCTTGGGCGGGAGCATCCACAAACTCAAAATCCTAACAACAGATGGAAAAATCGGATATACCTCGTTCTGGTACGATGAAATTGAACTCGTCAAAACCCTGTAAATAAACCAAAAACAAAAAAAGAACAATATTGTTTTATATAATCACTGTTGCATGGTATTCTGTTTATAGAAAGAGAGAAAAGAAATGGCTCGCATCCGTTCTAATGAGTTCGTGACCTTTGTTAACACTGGCAAGAGCTTCAAGTTTGGTTCTCTTACCATGAAGGGTAACGAGGTTCGCAGCTATAACACCGTAATTGCCACGGTTGATCGTGATCACAAGACTGTTACGATCAATCCTCGCAAGTATAGCGTTACTACCACTGTTCATCAGCGTGCTGCCGAGGTTGGTATGCACTATCTTTCTGACTATACCGCTCAATATCTTTCGGTTTGATTCACACCTAATAAACAAGAAAACAAAAGAAAATGGCTAATCACAACAAGAACAAGCGTTTTAGCGGCGAGAGTTTCCAACCCGTTCGTAGGGCTCGCTCTGTGGGGCAGGATGCCTTGGAGCGTGAACGACAGCGAAAGCTGGAACGGGGAGCAATCCGGCCAATCGCTGAATCCGACGATGACTTTTTTTTCGGCGTTACTGACGAAGACTGAACGATCCAATGAACCGCCTGATCGAAGCCACGCTTGGTTTTGCGAGGTCGCACCGACACGATGACAGTATGCCAGCTTGGCTTACAGCGACGATTGTCGGCGGCGGGCGTGTTCTCTCTGTTGGTTATAACTCTCGTGCGAACTCTGGTTTGCAGGAGCGTTATAAGACTAATCCACACTGCAACAGTATTCATGCCGAGGTTGATGCTGTTTTGAATGTGAGGCGAAAGATCGATCTCCGTGGAAGCAAGATCGTTGTTGTTCGGCGCCTTCGTGCAGACAATCAAAACAATCTTGCTTTGGCTATGGCAAAGCCCTGCACAATGTGTCAAGCTGTTTTGCATAGCTACGGAATCAAGCGAGCAATCTACACGATTAGCAACAATGAGTATGGCGTGTTGCGGATAATTGACCCCCGTGAAAACCACTAAAACACAGTTCATTGTAGGTCGATTATATCGACCTGCTAGCTCAGGAAAGCGAGTAGCAGTAGTCTACTTGGGTGAGCAAACAGACATATTCAAGTTGGGGGCCGAAAAAGAATTCATACATGATCCCGACCATGTTCTACTCCTTAAAGTAGGGCATTTTTTCCAAGTACATGACACTATCGTTTACGACTTGTTTGTACTTACCCCGAATGGCAACGTTGGCTGGGCGAGGGCATACCCAGACGAATGGGTACAAACTCTATGAGCTGGGACATGTTCAAGGTAGGAAAACTATATGCATGGCAGCCTAAACGACATTTGGGCGATATTCGGCAGTCGTTGTTTTTCTATGACAAAGTAAACGAGAATATGTTTACACACGGTGTTAAGTTCGAAATTAAATCCAACGATGTTGTTTGCGTGCTAGCGTGCATTACAAACCAAGAAGTTCGTAAGATTGCGTCGGAAAGCGAATGTATGTTTGCATTTAAAGCTCTAAGTCCGGACGGATCGATTGGATGGTGCAGGGTATATACGATTAGCGATTGGAACCTTGTAACAGAATAATTGAGATGCATCATGATTAAGATAGGAAAGCTATATAGCTGGGAGCCTGCCCTGTTACATGGCGTGCTAGCAGTAGGGAGGCTAGGAGCAGCGTACCCTAATTTCTATTTTTACTTTGGTGACAGGCACAACATATACGGTCCAGATTGTTTTTCCATTCGAGAGCATGAGTATATTTGCTTGTTGGAGTGTATAGCGAATAATGATGAATATACGTCACGGGATATTAAGGCTTTATCCCAGTATGGTGACATTGGATGGTCAAGAATAAACGAAAGCGTGCTTAAAGCTTGGAAGCGAATTTCAGAATAAAAAACGATTATAGCGGTTTAAACGGCCAAGAAAGGTTAGGAAAACACAATGAGTGAAGTAACAGAGAAGACGGTCACAGTAAAGGTTAAGAACCATCCTAGAGACATGTATTACGAGGGGAGACAAACCCGAGAGCATCTGTCTGGGATTATGCAATATATGAGTGCTGGTGGTAAGATGGTTGATGTTGAGCGTGTGCAAAGCTTTTTGAAGACCATCAAGGAGAGTGATATTGTAGGTGTGGAACACAACCAATACAAGGTAGAGGAAGTATCCGCTGAGAGCTTTATTGGGCTCAACGTTCGCACGAAGTTGTCACAGGTTGTTGGTGTTGAGGATATGACGATGGGTCTTGGTTCTGGATATTGTGAGATTCTATATAGGGATGGCAAACCATATGGAATTGAAACGGAGAAACAGGTAAAGGTGAAGATTGTAAATCACCTTAAGGCTAAAGAGGCGAATACTAGCGAGACTTAAATCCATCCTTTACGGCTTCTTTGATTGCTTCTTCCAATCCAATACGTTGTTTAGCTGCTTGTGCTCCCTGCTTTAGTCGGTTGAATAAGCCGGGTTTATTTGCGGGGGGTACACTTGTATTAGTTCCTTGCGATTTTGTTTGTTGGCGCATTGCGTCTTCGATGGCTGCTTGCGGAACTTCTTGAGTTTTGGCAACGGTTGGATTTTTTTGTGGTTCGCTTGGTTGCGCTTGTTGAGGTTTATCGGTAGGTTGTTGTGGTTGTGATTGTTTTGAAGAATCACCTTGAAAGTAAGCAATTCCGTCTATAACTTTATCGACTTGATCTATGGCTTTTTTTGCTGTTGCAATTGCATCTTTAGATGGATTAATTTCTTTTGCTATTTGAGTGATTGTAGGTATTTCCTTTTCGATTTGATTTTGCATTGCACTTAATACTTGGTGTGGATGAACTTCAATTTTACCACTTGGTGATCTTTTTGGAGTTGCCGCATCTTGAGTTTTTTTTAAACGAGCTGCAAGATCTGGTCTTTTTGCTGGCGCAGCGTCTTCGAACAATATATCGTAAAGTTTTTTGCTCATATGGTTACAAATAAATAGAGCTCAGTTACAATAGTGACTATGATAAACCTTCCTAAAGAATTCTACATTCCAGCTTCGACCGAAGTTATATTCGTTCAAGATTTTTTTGCAAAAGAGCTTATAGGTGGTGCAGAGTTAACCTCTGATGCCATCATCAAAGCTTGTCCTAAAAAACTGTTTGAGCTTCATGCACATTCAATTACAGAAAGTTTGATCAAAAAACATAAAGACAAGATATGGGTATTCGGGAATCAAACAATGACCCCGACGTATCTCCTCCAGAAGTTCATTGACCTAAATATTCGGTATTATTTTTTCGAATATGATTTCAAACCTTGTGTTATGAGATCGACGAAGAAGCATGAGCTACAAGTTGGTGTTTGCGGATGCGAGGAAACACCTGCTGGCCAATACATAGCATACTGGATGACACATGCCAAGGTTTTGTTTTGGTGCAGTGATGGTCAACGTGATAAGTTTTATCGGCTATATCCAGAATTAAAAGGGAAAACAAAGGACTTCACCCAGAGTTCAACCTTTTATCCAGAAACCATATTGAACATTCGCAAGGTAAGAGAGCGTAAAGAGCGTGGAGAATTAGAAGTACAAGATCGTTGGCTTATTTTAAAGTCAGACAGTTGGATAAAAGGCACAGAAGATGCGATGAAATATTGCAAAGATAACGGTCTTAATTCGTTTCTTATTGGTGGCGTATCCAACGAGCAGTTTCTTGAGGAACTAGCAAAAAGCAAAGGAATGATCTTTTTTCCTAGAGATATCGATGTCGGAAGTCGCACCTTAATCGAATGCAAACTTTTGGATTGTATTCCTGTGATAAATGAAAACGTATTGCCTCAATTTGAACCATGGTATTCTGAGGCTTTATCTGTTATCGAGGACTATTTTCTAGATGGGCCAGATCGTTTTTGGAGGGTGATCGAATCTAATCTTTGATGATTTTACGGTTATTAGCATTTGGGAAGAGGAATTCTTGAAGATTTGTGGGAGATAAATCCGCATATATTTCACGGTGACTGCGACCCCAAAACCTCACCAGCCGCCCGCTCATTAGATTCGCTTCATCCTCCAGCGGCTGTAAACCTTGATCATCGTGAGGGAAATCTACTCCTTGTTGTTTTTGACGGCAGTGAGTTAGTTCATGTGATAGTGTTCGCATAACATCTGCAATAGCACGATTATGAACAGCAACAAACACATCGCAACTAACTGGATCGAAATACCCTGCTGTTGGCATTCCTGTTTGATGTTTAGATAACGTTATCTTGATCTTACCTTTTAATTCAAGTTCTTTGATGCAATGTTTTGCAAACTTTTCTATTGTTTCGATGTTGTGTTTCGTGAGTTTCATCACCAATAACTATCCTTCTTTTTTTATATCTGCTATCTTGAAAAAAAGGAACAAACAATGATCTATTACGAATATGACGACGTTTTTATTCGACCTAGTTTTTCTAACATTATCAGTCGTGCAGAAGTCGATACTTCTGCACTTCTGGCAAGTTCTAGTTCGAACCTTGCGATGAAGCTTCGTGTACCGGTTATTGCTGCTAACATGGATACAATTACCGAAGGCGAGATGGCAAAGGCACTAGCAGAAGTTGGTGCATGTGGTGCCATTCATCGTTTTCTTCCTATTGCTGATAACGTTCTTTCTTATCTTCAAGTTGCATCCAATGAAGGTTTGGATTGTTTTGTATCGATTGGTACTAGTCGTGATTGGCAAGAACGAGCAGAAGCTCTTTATAGTGCAGGAGCTCGTTTCTTTGTGGTTGACATTGCCCATGGTCATTCACAAATGATGAAAAATACAGTTTCTTGGCTTCGTGAACGTTTTGGTCGAGATGTTTTCATCATGGCAGGAAACGTTGGAACTCCACAAGGTGTAATAGATCTAGATCGTTGGGGTGTTGACGCTATCAAAGTCGGTATCGGTGGTGGATTCGTCTGTGAGACAAAAAATGTCACAGGAGTTAATACTCCAATGTTTACAACCGTACGAGAATGCGCAGCAGTAACCGATAAACCTATTATTGCAGATGGTGGAGCACGAGCGTACGGTGATATAGCCAAAGCTATTGGCGCTGGGGCAACAGCAGTTATGAGCGGATACTTTTTCGCAGGTTGCCCAGAGAATCCAGAACGTTCGAAAATTTATGATCCTGTTAATCATACGTACAAACCTATTTATCGTGGCATGGCTTCACGAGATGCAATGGCTGTAATTCGGGAAGCTGAAAAGGGACTCCCAACACCAGAAGGTCGAAGTACAACCACAAACCTCAAACCAAGTGCTAAGGTTGTAGTTGAAGAGATTGCTGGTGGGTTGCGTTCAGCGTTTTCTTATATTGGTGCTAGAACAACCCATGAATTTTCGAGTAAAGTATCATTTGGTTATCGCCGATGAATGACAAAAAGGAGAATAATATGCAAAAAGTAAATCATCCGCTTAAAGCAAGAATGTTTGTTGGTGGTCTTAAATCATTATTGATTGGAGTTGTTGAAACTCTTGACAATATTGAGAAGACCGGGGCTGTATCCAAAGATTTCGTCGAAGAACTTGGTGATGTACGCACGGCAATCGATTTGACTCTTGTGGAGTTTAAAAAGGTCACCATTCGCTGTTGCGATCATGGCTCGTCACACGAAACATGCGACGAATCTTGTGATGACGAATCTTGTGATGACGAGTATGATACGAATTGTGTCGTATGCGGGGAAAGTGAACATGAATGCGAATGCGATCTAGAAGAAACTGATCCCGAAGACGAGGATGAAGAGCCTCCACCTCCTCCACCACGCAGAGCAGCACCTAAACCTGCTAGCAAAAAAAATGAAATCAAAGCAAACAAATCCAGACTAAAACACTGAAAGGCTAATTCGATATGATTACATGGTTTAAAAATCTATTCAAAAAGAAGCAAGCTCCTCTTTCTTGGGGCGAAAAGAAAGTCCTTGTTGATCTTCCGCACCTTAAGGTTACTCACTTTTGGGTCGATCCATCAAAGTCAACAGAAACGTTTACTACACAAGAGCTAACCAGCAAAACATGGTTATTTCTCAAGGGTAATGGCGATTATCAAAATGGCACGATGAAGAAAAAGATTCTTCCCGGCACGAATGCTAACATCTCTGCTGGAGCTAAACATGCTATTATGGCGGGTGGTGAGCGTGTAGAAGTGCTTGAAGTACAATCAGGCGAGGTTCGCCTAGGCCCAGCGCCCGCACAACTCCCAGCTTCTACTGAAAATACATAAAAGCTAGCCTTCCAAAAAACGTGTCTCTATACTCATTGTCATGAGTAAAGAAACACCAAACCTAACAAAAAAACATCTAAAATTAATTGAGAATGCCAAAAAAGATGTGCTATTGTCTAATAGCATAGACAACCTTTTAGATGGTAAAATGACAATATCAACTGGTCTTGATTTCTCAGCCCCTACGAACGTCGAATATATTCAGCTTCGCAAGCATGTCTCTTATTCTGAGATTGCTACTTGGATGGATTGTGCATATAAACACAAGCTAAAGTATCTCGACGAAATTAAAACTGACAATGATGGACCCTCTGAGCATACAGAGTTTGGTCAAGTTATTCACGATGCTCTAGAGCAGTACCTAACAACCAGAGTTATGCCACCTGTTGAGCAAACAAAGGCTCAACTTAACGAGTTCTTTTCCAAGCTACCAAATGCTTCGTCATTGAAAGAAGCTGATTGGCATGATACGATCGAGCCGATTCTTTCGGAGGTTCCAGCATTTATGGAAGAAACTTTTGGTGATTGGAAGTTTGTTGCTGCTGAACTTCCTTTGATGGAATCTATTGATAATCATAATCATATGTTCAAGGGATTCATCGATGGAGTTATTGAAGGAGTAAACAAAAAGGGTGAACATGTTGTTTGGATCATCGATTGGAAGACTTGTTCATACTTTTGGCCTGTAGCCAAGCGTATTGATCCCAAGAAAACCATGCAGCTAGCCTTTTATAAACACTTCTATGCTCGCAAGCACAATCTAACTCTCAAGGATGTTAAGTGCGGGTTTATTCTCTTGCGTAGAAGCAAGAAGAAAGGTAACTGCGAGCTAGTTACGGTCAGTGTCGGAGACAAGGCAGTGGAAAAGGCTATGGGAACGATTGATACTATGCTGGGTTATATTCAAAAACGTATGTTCCCAAAGAACCGTGAAAGCTGCAAATTTTGTTCTTACAACAATACACAATTCTGCATTTAGCAATAGTTATCTGCATGACCACAAAAATTTGCTCCACATGTAAACTTGAAAAAAATTTAAGTGATTTTACCAAGAATAAATCTAGACCTGATGGTTATTCTGTACAATGTAAGGTTTGTAAAAAAGCTTATTATGAGGAAAACTACGTTTCTGTTCGTAAAGTTCCGTTATTGAGCGAAGAAGAAAGAAAAGAAAGAGCTTTATTTCGTTCACAACTATACAATTCGAAAGAAGAAACCAAGGAAAAAAAGAAGAAATACTGGGAATCTAATGCAAAACAAATTGGATTGAAACGTCAAAGGAAAAGACAAGAAAACCAAGAAGAATATCTGTTGCGTGATAAACAATACCGTGATGAAAACAGAGAAAGAATACGACAATATAATAAGCAATATCTTAAATCTGAAAAAGCAAAATCATGGCGCAAAACCTATCGAACAAAAAAAATCCAAACTGATATTAAATTTGCAATAAATGGACGAATTAGAACTTCCTTGCGTAATACTCTAGCAAATTTATCGATTTACAAAAAAGGTTCACATTGGGAAAATATATTAGGATACACATCACAACAATTAATAGAACATTTAGAAACAACCTTACCTGAAGGAATTACCTTAAACATGGCATTGAAACAAAAAAAATCATTTCATATCGACCATATAATCCCTATCTCGTCTTATACGATTACATCGATTGATGATTTGGAGTTAAAAAAATGTTGGAATTATCGAAATCTTCGTATGCTAGAAGCCAGTGAAAATATAAATAAGGCAAACATGCTTGATATGGAACTGGTTAAAAAATTCAATATTGAAGATTTGTTGCCAAAAGATGCAGGAACGGAGCATTGTCCATGAGTTTATGCCTTGTAACAGGTGCCGCAGGATTTATTGGTTCCAACTTGGTTGAAAGATTAATAGCAGAAGGTCACAGTGTTGTTGCTATCGATAATGAATCCGCAGAATGCCACGATAAATTTAACTGGAACAAACAGGCAGAAAACTATGTTTACGACATATGTGACTACAATGACATAGCGCCATTGTTCAAAAATGTTGATTACGTTTTTCATCTAGCTGCGGAAGCACGCATTCAGCCTTCTCTTATAAATCCCTTCCTTGCAACCAAAACAAATATATTGGGGACACTGAACGTTCTTCAAGCTGCTCGTAACGCTGGAGTGAAACGTGTTGTGTATTCCTCAACATCTTCTGCATATGGAAAAAAACATCAGGTGCCATACAAGGAAGATATGGTGCCAGACTGTCTTACTCCATATTCGGTATCCAAGGTAGCTGGGGAAGAATATTGCAAGCTTTATACACGCCTTTTTGGGCTATCAACTGTTACTCTTAGGTACTTCAACGTATACGGAAAGAACCAGCCCCTAAAAGGCCAATACGCACCTGTGGTGGGTTTGTTTATACGCCAGCATGATGCCAACCAGCCAATGACTATAGTCGGGGATGGGTTGCAACGTAGAGATTTTACACATGTCGATGACGTAGTTGAAGCAAATATATTAGCTGCCACATCATCAAACCCACAAGCAAGCGGAGAATTGTTTAACATTGGTACCGGTACCAATTACAATATGTTGGACTTGGCTGCAATGGTTGGTAAACCAACAACAAACGTTTTTTATATTCCTGAACGCAAAGGGGAATCAAAAGAAACCTTGGCTGATATTTCAAAAGCAAAAAGTTTGTTGGATTGGGAACCAAAAGTTGTATTGCCAGATTGGATCAATAAACAATATGGACGATTATAAGCTCCTTGTAAAGTTCCCCACCCGTGGTAGACCAGACAAGTTTTTCACCGTTCTTGATCGATATTATTATGGTGCAAAACGCAAAGATCTAACAAGTTTTCTTGTTACTTGCGACTTAGATGATGCATCCATGAACAATGATGCAGTGCGTCAAAAACTTCAAGGATATAAAAATTTAGCTGTTATATATGGTAACTCTAAAAGCAAAATCGAAGCTGTAAATGCTGACATGATTCATGCACCAGAATACGATATCATTCTTCTGGCTTCTGACGATATGGTACCAGAAGAAAAAGGTTATGACGAAATCATCCGGCAAAAGATGACAGATCTATACCCAGATACAGATGGAGTTTTATGGTTCTTCGATGGTTATCGAAGAGACTTCAACACTCTCTGTATTCTAGGTAAGAAGTATTTCGAACGATTTGGTTACATTTATCATCCAAGCTATAAAAGCTTTTGGTGTGATAATGAGTTTACAGATGTTGCTAATGAACTAGGCAAGCAAACGTTTATTGACAAGGTTATAATTCGTCACATTCATCCAGATTGGATTCAGCGTGATGAAGTGACTGCTAAGATGTATGAGAACATTCACAAAACCGGCGGTACTGGAATTGATCAAACGTTTATGAAAAATTTACCTTTTGAGCAGTTGGATGCACGAAACTATAAACAGCGTAAGGATCTAGGTTTCCCACGATGAAGAAAGTTATAGCATTTTCTTTATGGGGCAACGATCCACGTTATTTGGGTGGCTCTATTCAAAACATATCTCTGGCTAAGATCTTTTATCCGGATTGGATTTGTCGGTTCTATGTTGGCAAGAGTACGTTAGCCAATAAAAAGTTCATCTCCCAAGTAAAAAGCAATGAAAACGTTGAAGTATACGAGATGAATGAAGAAGGAAACTGGGCTGGGATGTTTTGGAGATTTTATGCTGCTTTAGACCCAACGGTTGATGTGATGTTATCCAGAGACACAGATAGTCGTTTTGGATTTCGTGAGGCTGAAGCTGTAAAAGATTGGTTGCAAGGAGGCAAAACTTTTCATATAATGAGAGACAACCCTCAACATGGAGTTCCTATCCTTGGCGGTATGTGGGGTACAAAGATTCAAGATTTTAGAGAGTTAGTTGGTGGGGGCATGATCGATCATAAAGCTGGTAATTACTGGCAGTGTGACCAAGAGTATTTAAGGGATCATGTTTATCCAAAAATAAAAAACGTAGCATGTGTTCATGACGAGTTTTTTGAGAAAAAACCGTTTCCTGTTGCTTCTGGCAAAAGAAGTTCTGAACATTTTGTCGGTCAAGCTTATGATGGAAATGGATATATCTTGGACGTAAAGAATTACGGAACGGTTTCTTACCGAGATTATCTTGCGGCCAACAATATTGATTGGAAGGTACTATGAACGTTCATTTCAACACCATGGTAAAAAACGAAGGTTTGCTGTTGGATCGTGTTTTGCCAATATGGAAAACATACGATGTTGATCAGTTCGTATTCTATGACGACAACTCAACCGACAACACCTTAGAAGTGATTGCAAAACATCTCCCAGCAGAACGTTATGTTATATATAATGATAAACTTCCTGCGTTCAATGAAGCTTATCATCGTTCAAAAATGCTGCAACACAGCCGCAAGAAACGTGCTGATTATGTACTTTCTATTGACGCCGATGAACTGCTTTCGGCAAACTTGTGTCAAGATCTAAGAGTTGTTTTAAAGGATTATGACACCCGAGACATTTGGTTGTTTTGGTACAATGTAGTGAATGACTCACTCAATCAAACAAGAAATGATCCTGCTTACGTAAACAATTATAGGAGCTTTATCCTGCCGTTGAAACACACCGGCAACTTGGATCTATCACAGTGGAAGTATCACACCCCTAGAGTGCCTGCCGTTAATCTTCCTAAAACACACACAAAAGATTACGGAATACTTCATTTGCAAGCCATTAACCGTAGGTTTTATGCTTTGAAACAATTGTGGTACAAGCATTATGAGCTCGTGAACTATGATCACTCAATAGAAAACATCAATGGAAGATACGATCCAGTAGTAAATGGTTTAAACTTTTGTGCGGTACAAACTCCTGCATCCATTGTCGGAGATTTGGGTTTTGATTCATCTGTATTCGATGGAATAGAAGAAATAAGACAGCACAAAAAATACGTATTAGAGCACTTACATCCAGCGTTGATCACGTTTGGAAAAGAATACCTCGGAGAAAACAAATGATATTTCGTATCGATGACGTTAGTATTAACACTAATCAAGATAAGCTTTTGGAGATGATTCGTTTATTGGATGAAAAGTTTGTTCATTCACGTTTTTTACTAGGTATTTCTCCTCTTGTTTGCAATATGCAAGAACACACCGACAAAAGAAACGAAAGAATTTTTCCGTCAATCTTTAATGCATACAGCGATCATCGTATTTTCTACAGGGTAGAGAAGTGCGGCATACCTGACATTGTTGCCACCCTCATAAAAACTTACGGTAATAAGATCGATCTCGCAGGTCACGGGTTGATTCACGTTGATCATCGATTGCTAACCAAAGAAGTTCAGGAGCTGAGTATTGTAACTTCTTGTAACCTGATTGGTGCTAAGACTTATATTCCTCCATTCAACAAATGGAATGCAGATACTGTGGAGATCTGCAAAGAGTTTAATATCCATTTGATCAAGTTTGAAAGCGGCTGGAAGCATCTTGGATATGAGGCGATAAACAACAACTCTAGTTCATATTACTTTCATACTCACGACTTTACACTGGACGAATTTAAAGCTATCTTGGAAAGATCAAAAGTAGCGTGATTGTTTCTATTCATCAACCAAACTTTTTCCCATGGTTGCCGTTTTTCGAAAAAATCAAACAAGCTGATGTGTTTGTTTTTCTAAAGCATTGTCAGTTTGAGAAAAACAACTATCAAAACCGGTTTGATTATCGTGAGCGTTGGCATACAATGAGCGTCAACAAGGGTTTAGAGTCTATCGTTGACAAAACATATGTAAATCATCAAAAGGATTGGAACAAAATAAAAGCCAACTTACGGGATAAAAAAGCTATTTTAGACCAATATGACGACTGTTTGAGTGATAGCTTGTATGAGACTAACCATGCGATCATACTCAAGACGTTAAAAAAGCTTAACGTTGGGACAGCGGTTGAATACGATTGGCCAACCGATTTAGTTGGAACAGACAGGCTTGTGGACATTTGCAAAAAACTGAACGCCACAACCTATCTGGCTGGGCGTGGTGGTAAGAAATACATGGAGCTTGATAAATTTGAAGCGGCTGGGATAAAAGTCGAATTTCAAAACGTTGCAACTGAACAATCTATCCATGTGCTTGATATTCTATAAGCCATGTCACAAAAACTCTTTGATCGTGTTGTTGTTAGTTCCGATGATTCACCTGCCTTTTTGAACTTTTGGCCTTGCGTATCGCAAGCTTGGCAAAAATTTTTTGACACAAAACCCACGTTAGCACTTGTCACAAACAGATCCGAATCAGATCCTTTGTTTGCAAAACTAACGAAATACGGTGACGTGTTTACTGTACCTTATATTCAAGGTATTCCAACACCGAACCAAGCAAAAATCGCACGTTTTCTTGTAGCTTCGAGGATGGGTGACGAAGTATGCATGATTGAAGATATCGATACAGTTCCTTTGCAACGAAAATTTTTTGAAGATAGGTTGAAAGCACGTCAACCCGACCGTATTTTAGCTGTTGGACACGAAGTTTTGGCAAATACAGTTGATTCTGGCAAGTTTCCAATCAGTAATATCACAACCGAAGGTAGGAACTTTCAAAAGCTGTTCAATCCAGACAGCCTTGAACATGAAGAGCTCTTGAAATCATATGTTGGTATGCGTGTTGTCGATCATAAAGAAAACATAGCGAACGATGCTGCTCGGTTTTCAGACGAATCTATGATCCGTGGACTAATAAACAAGCATGATTTGCATCATATGGTGCAAAAAGTTGAACGTGGAGCAAATATTCATGAAGATTGGATTGATCGATCTTGGTGGGGTATCAATAAAGACAAGCTAAACGCTGGTGAGTACATTCTTTGTAACTTTTTGCGACCATGCAGAGAGAATGCTCAACATTTTATACCGGTATACGAGTATCTTTACGGCTTCCTGCCAAAAGCTTCTGAGCTTTTCGTGCTATGATAGACGCCATTACTAAATGCTACAGTAACCCAGCTAGTAGCGACTATAGTATTGTGTCTTCGAATATTCGTTTCAGTCGTATATTTGAAGGATTAAACATAAACGAGACAAAAGTTTTGGATTATGGTTGTGGTCCGGGCAATATGGCATCATGGTTTTCTAGAAACAACCAAAAACCAGCTTTATATCATGGTTACGACATTCGTGAGGAAACGATAACCATAGCTCAACAGAGAAACCCAACATATCAGTTTTCAACAGCCTTATGTTTGGATTTTGTTTTCGATATAGCTGTGTTTGCTGGTACAATAAGCTATGCTTTCGATGACGACATCGCAAAATGTAAACAGATATATGAGCATGAGATAGTAAAGGCCATGGGTTTGCTGCATCCACAAGGTTTTATAAGGGCAACTGCTAGAAAAATTGGATACGAGTACGAAAGAAAACAAAACAAGAGGATGCTTACATATTCTGTTGAAGATTTGGAACGTTTAGGTGCATCTTCTATCTCTAGTTTGTTCGATCATGAGTGGATCTTCGATATAAAAAAGGAAAAATAATATGAGTGAGTTTGGTGGATCAGGGATTACTGAAGAGTTGTTTGATTGGATTGTTAAAACCATTCCTCTTGGAAAAACTATGATTGAACTTGGAGCAGGCTACGTAAGCACCAAGTTTTTGTCAGGTAAGTACAAGCTATATTCAGTTGAAAACAACGCAAAGTATTTGAACGTATATCCAAGCACATACATTTATGCACCAATCGATACAGCTACTGGTTGGTATTACCGAAAAGCTTTAGAAGAAGAGCTTCCAAAAGAATATGATTGTTTGTTGGTAGATGGACCTGCTGGGGAAGGTAGCCGTTGGGGTTTCCTGCACAACCTTGACTTGTTTCGCAGCGATGTACCGATTGTTGTTGACGATACATGGCGAGGCGCAGAAAAAGAAATGTTGTTAAAAATAGCAGAAAAAACAAACAGAAAATATGAACTGTTCCAAAATTTTGGTGTGATTTACATATAAACATACATTCTTTGCAAGATCTGTGAAGGTAAATTCCACACAAGGAGTGAACAACATATGAGTGAGCAACAAAAAATTGACAATGATCTAATCGCTAAACCCTCGAAAAAACACAAGATTTTAATACTTTCTGATCATCCATTTTGTTGATTGTACTCCCACTCCACTACTTATCCTAAAATGGGAGTATAGTGGTATGACTCAAGACTGTCTTATTTGTAAAACAAAATTTGAAGCTTCAAAATTTCAGAAAACTTGCTCTGAGCAATGTCGGATATTGCATCGTAAAAATCGCAGAAAAAAGAGCGATGAGAACGTTACAGTAACAAGAACATGTAAGTTTTGTGGGGAACTATTCAGAGCAAAACGGTATAAACCAAAATCTTTCTGCGATCGTTCCTGTGCTTCAAAGTATTACATCCAGAATGGAACATATGACAAATGGCGTCTAAGAACCAACGAGCGCCAAGGGTTTTATGGCTCTTGCAAAATGTGCCGACAGCCAATTTATCTTGAACCTAGATTCAAAACTATGGAGTCGTTGGTAAAGTTGTGTGGGATTGAATGCGAAAAGTCGTATTTTACTTTACTTTTCGGCGGCGATCAAAATCCGATGTATGGCAAAAGGCTCACTGAACAACAAAAAAATAAACAGAAATCTACTTTATTCGAACGTTATGGCGTGACTAATGCCTATTTCTTAGCCAAGCGCAGCACTGTTTCAAAACCACAAAGAGAACTTTATGATAGCTTGTGTGAGACATACGCCTGCAAACTTGAAGTTTTATTGCCTTTTCATACCATACGATACTTTGCAGATATCCTCATTCCGGAACTGAACGTCATAGTTGAGTTTATGGGGAACTATTGGCATTGTAATCCAAATATGTATGAAGAAACCTATTTGCATAAGAAAAAAGGGCTTCTTGCTAAAGATATTTGGGAAGCTGATCGGATCAGAAAAGAAATACTTGAAGCGTTTGGTTACGTTATTATTCCTGTATGGGAATCTGACTACACAAAAGATAGGAATCAGGTTATAACACTTCTCAAGGAGAAAATTGATGCTTATAGATTCAACAGGCTTAGTCCAGCCAATGCTTCCACAAAAGAAACATAAAATCCTAATGCTCTCTGACCATCCGTTGACATAATAGCGGATACAAAACTGGGTGAATTGCTGGAAAACCTTTAGAGCTTCATGTACTACAACATAACTAGAAATGGTAAGTGTGACAGTATGAAAAACATGAAGATTAGGCAATCAGCAGCCAAGCTCCTCGGTAGAAATACTGGAGAAGGTTCAACGACTACGGTTAACCTAAAAGCCCTCAAAAGCTCATGGTGATGATCCGACAGCGCCCAGCATCTCAACCAATTGGTTGAGATGATGATATAGTCTGACAAATATTGAAAGATATTTGATAAATCGTATGCACAAGTGGTGTTGGCGTTCAAGCAAGATTTCTTATTCAAGGACTATTAAATACGGGCAAGTATAGTTTTCGTTGCTTGGGTGGCGCAGTAAAGCATCCAAACTACGATCCAATTATGGTCAACCCAGACTTCATCATCAAACCTGTTGATGGATTCGGAAACCATGACATTATTCGGAACCTACTAGTAACAGAACGTCCCGACGCAGTTCTTCTTTTTACAGATCCTCGTCAGTTCATGTGGCTCTGGGAAATCGAAGATGAAATTCATCAGTTTTGCCCAATCACCTATTGGCACGTTTGGGACAACGATCCATATCCAGCATTCAACGATGTTTGGTATCGTTCAACAGATCTTATCAACTGCCTTTCATACAAAACATATGAACTTGTGAAACCAAAGTTCCCAGAACGTACAAATTATATTCCTCACGCATTTCCAAAAGAAGTTTATTTCCCTCTACCAGAACAAGTTAAAACAGAGCTGCGTAGAAAAAACTTTGGAGATAGAGCGGATTGGTTTGTTGGTACATGGGTTAATCGTAATGCTACCCGCAAAATGCCTAACGACGTATTAAACGGATGGAAAGTATTCCTTGAGCGTTTGGAAAAAGAAGAAGACCATCGTAAAGCAATGCTTATCATGCATACCGATCCAAATGACAACGAAGGCCCAAACCTTTTAGCTGTTGCTGAAATGCTTGGAATCGCACATAATGTCATGTTTTCAACCCAAAAGGTTGATTTCAATGATATGAACACTCTTTATAACGTTACCGATTTTACTATTAACGTTTCCAAGGCAGAAGGCTTTGGGCTAGCTACTCTATCCACAATGATGGTTGGCAAACCTATTATTGCCCTTAAAACAGGTGGCATGACTCGTCAGGTGGTTGACTATCGTGATGGTACAGAACACGGTGTAGCAATCGAACCAGCAGCACGTACCATGGTTGGAAGCCAAATGGTACCATACATCTATGACGACCATGTTAATTATCTAGATGTAGCTGAAGCTTACTGGAAAGTGTATAAGATGACACCCGAAGAGAAATCGGCTATGGCAACAAAAAACATTGCTTATTGCGAGCATGAGTTCGGTTATCCCAACATGATTAAAGCGTGGGATGAAACTCTCGACAAATGCATCAGCGATTGGAAAGCAAACAAGCCGAAGCAATGGACTTGTGAACAACTTCGCCCTTTTGGTAAATGATAGGAAGGTTATAACACAATGAAATCCGTACTACTTCGTGCTCCTCTTCTTACTCACTCTGGTTATGGACAACACGCCCGTCAAATCGCAAAATGGTTGTTTCGTGTTGCAACAGAGACACATCAGCTAGACATTACAACCGAACCTCTTCCATGGGGCAAATGTCACCTTCTTCTTGATCCCGAAGCCGAAGATGGTCTTATCGGCCAAATTCTCCAAGCAACAGGAAATAAAAAGAACTTTTATGACGTTACCATTCAACTTCAACTTCCAAATGAATGGAATCCATTCCTTGGCAACTTTAACATCGGAGTAACTGCTGGGGTTGAGACAGACAAGTGCAATCCAACTTGGATTGATTGTGTCAATCGCATGGATATGGTGATTGTCCCAAGTGAATTCACCAAACAAACGTTTCTTAACAGCGGGAACGTCACGGTTCCCATTATTGTCATTCCAGAAAGCTTCCCAGAGCTTTTTGCAGCCCCAGCAGCGCCCGTTGATTTGGAATTGACCACCAAGTTCAACTTCCTAATTGTTGGACAATTAACAGGCAATAACGTTGACAATGACCGCAAGAATCTTCCATATACAATCAAATGGTTGGCAGATACTTTTGCAGGTTGTCCGGATGTAGGGATCGTTCTCAAAACTAATTCCGGAGCTCAAACGCAGCTTGATAAACGTAACGTTCAAAGTATTTTTTCCAAGCTTGTTGGGGAGGTATCGACTCCTAATGGTCCCAAGTTTTATCTTCTTCACGGTCACATGACAGATGAAGAGATGCATGGATTGTATACACATCCAGACATCAAGGCTCTTGTAACATTTACTCACGGTGAAGGTTATGGATTGCCAATCCTAGAAGCTGCTGCTTGTGGTTTGCCAATTATCGCAACCAATTGGAGTGGGCATCTAGAATTCTTAAAGCATGGCAAGTTTATTGCCGTGGATCAAACTGTGGCTGATATTCCAGAAAGTCGTGTTGATGGACAGATTTTCTTAAAGGGAATGAAATGGGCGATGCCAAATGAAGCTGATGCCAAACGTAGAATGCGCAAGTTCTACGAAGCTTCACAGATGCCACAACAATGGGCTAAAGATCTTTCGATAAAAATCAAAGAACGATATTCGTTTGAAGCTGTTGCAAGTATTTATTCTCATTCTTTGAATGATCATATGAAAGAAGAATGACATGGGATATCTTTTAGCGTTCTTGTTTTTTGCTGCATTATGCCTTGTTGTATATCACGCAGTTAAATGGGCACGCATTATATTTGTCTTGGAGGATGATTTAGCGGAAGCTATTGCAATTCATGAAAGAACAATCGAAACGTTGGAAGCGATCATTAAAACTCCAATGTTTTTTGATAATCCACAAGTAAAAGCAGCAGTTGACGAAGCTATGGAAAACGTCAAAATGTGTCAAGCTGCGACACACAAACTGATTCAAAACTTCACCCAGCGCAGCAAGCAACGTTATGTACGGCTTGTAGATGAAGATGAGGCCGAATGAAATTAAACGGTAAAAAACTAATCAAACGCAAGCCTAAAGGTGGTGCTGCGCCCCAAGAATTCTATTTTAACGCTAACACCCAGCAAGCTATCGTTGATTACAAAGCGGAATCCAATTCAGCTAAACGTAACAATATATACGTTCGTGAGATTTTACCTGCATTTTCAAAACTTGTAGAGAACCTTATCAATGTATATGGGTTTCAAATTCAATACGAGAGCAAAGCAGACTTACAAACCGAATGCATCGAGTTTCTTTATGGAGTCATCACAAAATTCGATGCATCAAAAGGTACAAAAGCATTCTCGTATTTCAATGTTGTTGCCAAGCATTGGTTGATAATCAAAAGCAAACAAAGTGTTCGTAATATTCATGTGTTTACATCTATTGATGACACAGAAGCTTTATCGCAACATGATTTAGAAACAATAGAAAATCACAGCATATCGCCGTCGCCCGAAGAAACAATGGCCATCGACTGTGACCAAAGAAAAATTCAAACAATATTACGTTCTATATCAGAAAAAGCAACAACAGACAACGAACAAGAATGCCTTAAAGGAATCAATTTGTTGTTCTCAAATGTAAATGAACTGGATTTCCTTAACAAACGTGCCGTGATGCTCTATTTGCGTGAAATTACCTCCTTGTCGCCAAAGCAGCTTTCTGTCGTCCTATCCCTCATGAAACGCCACTACAAGGCTGCCAAAGAGGAATATGAGCTGGGGCAATGACTCAATCATTTGAAGAAGAAATAATCCAAATGGACGACAATCCATCTGGTCAACAACTGATCAAGAAAACCGATGAAGATCTTGCTACGTTTGTTGATCTCCTAAATTCTATCACCACAATCGATGAACGTTTAAAGCTTCTGTGGAAACAAATTTACGAAAACGCATTAATTGATCGCAGAAACGCTTATATGATTTGGACTGACTTATATCTTACTGTGCATGGCAATCCTGAACAGCATGTGATTCATGGTGATCATTTGTCCAAATATATGGAACGTATGGAAAAAGCCAACACACAACTGTTAAAACTGGCAGAGTTGGTCTATAAAGCCAAAGACAAACAAGAGAGCGATGAAACCCCAGATAGCAGATCGATATTCGAAAGAATAAAACGTAATAGTAAGGGATAATCATCCATGGCGAACGAAAACCTTAACGTTGGAAGAATATTAGCTGGTGCGTCGTCACCTGTTTTAGACATGACAAAATTGGTCATGAACAGTCAGACGGCTGGTTCACCACCAATTTTTCAACGAGGTACCGTTTTAGAGATTATCTATAATCCAAAAGATCTAACGAAATTAGACCGTGAACGAATAAGAAATTTGGTTGTTAATCAAGAAGAAGTAGATCAAGCACCGGCAAACAGTGTTATAGTCACAGTAATTTCAGATGGAGTAAGCGATTCAACTCCAACCAACGTTCTTGTTGCTCCATTTTTTCAAAGTCATTTCATGTTGCCGGTACAAATCGGTGAACAAGTTACCATCGCATTTGATGATTTTCAAAAATATGGCTGGAAAGGTGCGAGATGGCTTACAAGAGCGCCCGAAGGTTTACCTGTTGAAGATCCGAACTTTACACATAATGATAGAAGATTTAATCAAGAGTTTTTTCAAAGTTCTCGCACGAGCGAATCTCTTAATCGTAGTACCGGTTCATATACAACAAACTTTCCAAACGGAGGAAATGAAAGCAACACATATACACTTCCTCAAAATGGTTCAACCAATCCATATGACAGACTTTATCAGCAATCACGCTCGGGAAGTTTGCAACACGAATATGAGATAGTTCCTCGTTGGACAAAACGACCCCATGAGTTTGTTATTCAAGGTATGAATAACTCGCTTATCATGCTTGGGCGAGATCGTGTTGGATACGTTACTGGTTCTGGTATCAATGAACAAAAAAGCTACGCTGGGGCGATTGATCTTGTTGCGGGAAGAAGTCGTTATCTATTAGAACCAACAGATTTAACAATCCCAGCAGCACAATCCGAACATAAGAAAACGAGTCCGTTTGTTGTAACGAACTCTCGTGGATTGCAAGAAGTCGATAAAGCTCCAAGATTAAATGGTCGAGTAGAGCAAATAAGAGAAGGTGATCCGGATTTCACCCATGATGCTGCTCGTATATACATGAGCATGAAAACCTTGGGAGATTTCAATTTTAAAACAGCTAAAACAACCGAAGGCGCTGTTAATAACGTTTTGCAACCAACCGGTATCAACTATTCCCCCAACAGTTTATATCCATTTCAATTTGCTTCTTCAAGCGCAAACGTAGGTTCTTCGTATATTGTGGCAAAAGCTGATCATTTAAGATTGATTGCAAGAAGATCTGTTCCTGCCGAAGATAATCTAGCTCCGCCCATTTCTGGTTCAGTTTTGATTCTTAAAGAAGGAAACAATAGAACTCCAGAAGATTTAGACGCTCAAGCGGCAGACCATGATCATTTAGCTTATCTTTACATGAGCCCAGAAGGCCGTGTTCAAGTTGATGGATTGCAAATATTTCTCGGAGGTGCTGCTTTAAGTGGTACAAATCCAAGCCAGTATCCACCACCAGATGTACCAAGAAATCCAAACGGAGCTAATGCAGAACTAACCGTAGGCGATCAAAACCTTTTCGTCGGCGCTGAACCTTATATCAAATGGACCGAGTTCAAAAAGGTTGTAGAAGGATTGCAACGTCAAATAGATGCCTTGCAAACCGCATACTCTGGATTGGTGGATGACCTCGGAGACGCAAGAGTTAATATATGCATTCATGGTGGCGCCAACTCTGCATGGGAACCACTATATCAAAGCAGTGTTGCAAAACGTAGCACACTTTCCAGTGCAGTCTCGGATGCAAGAAACAAAACCAACCAAGCCGTATATAAGTCTAGATCTGCTAAAATATTCGGATCATAGGTTGTAAAACGTCCCCTCTCTACTTAATATGAGGAACCATCCATGTCCGTAGAAGATCTAAGAAGAGCAACAACCTCAACGCAGCAAACAGCTCAAACGACAGCCAAGGATGTAGCGAACAAGGCTGCAACAGCCGGTAAGATTATAGCAATCGATGCTGTTCTCGCTACGATGCCGCCGCCTGTTAATGCTGCCGCAAAAGCTTTGGGTGATGGATTATACGCTGCGCTTAAAACAAGTGCCGATGCCGTTAAACAACCTGCAAACTCCTTGGAAGATCCGATTAAGTTGATGGCATATGCAATAGCTTTTGCGATTTTAAAAGCAATATGGTGCTTTATCAAAAGTCTTTTGCATCCATTGCCGATTATCGGATTGTTTTTTCCTCTTTGCTCTGATGACCCACAAATCAGTGGGATAAATTTATCAAACGACGCAAGAGCGGCAAAACAGGAAGCGGACCAAGATCCCGAAAATCGAGCTTTAAATGCTGCCAACAACCGAAATGCAAGTGCGTTGCAAAATATCGCTTTAACCGAAGCTCAGAACGAAGCGATAGCTAACGCAAATCGCAATGTTACAAATATATCGATACCTAACGCTGGTGGTCCGATGGATTCTGGTGCGACGGGGATGACTTTTGCCGAATTTGTTGAAAAAACTGCTCCAAGAACTGCGCAAACAACAGAAGGTATCGGTCAAGGTCCAAGAGAAGCACTTCAAGGTCAACTGGCACAAACAACAAATGCGCCTGTACAGAATGTAGCAGCGCCAGATCAGCCAGAATGGCATTCAACAGAAGATAATGCTGTATCTTCTTACGAATCCTACCGTAGATTGTTTGGTCTATAGTTATAACCATGAGAAGTTTCAAGAGTGTAGGTATTACTTCTGCTGATTTAACACAGCAACAAAACGCTATCGCACCAACACCTAAACCAATTGGTATCATCACGCCTTTGAGAGTTGGATCAGGCGATGAGGGATTGTTGGGTATGCATTATACAGTAAGTGATACCATGCGAAACAATTTGCGAGATTTGTTGATGACCAACTGGGGTGAGCGTTTAGCTTTGTATGATTACGGTGGTAATCTCGGTCCTTTGGTGACGGAATACGAACTTGGCAAAGACTCGTTTGATGATGCTGTTATGCAAAGAATTTCATATGCTGTAGGGAAATGGATGCCTTATGTTGAGTTAGAAGGGTTTGATAGCTCACAGCGTGCATATGCAAATGATCCGGGGTTGGGTGTGGTTATTATAACGATCGACTATAGTATTCCAAGAGCTTTAGTTCCTACTTCCAGATTGCAAATAACGTTTGCTGTAACTTAAAATACTGTTGATTCATATCTAACATAAGGTGAAATAAAATGCCTGTTGACTCCAGACAAACGATTAATCAAGTCGTTAAATATCGAAAATATCTCAACAAAGATTTTGATGCTTTTCGTTCAGATTTAGAAGAATATGCACGAACGTTTTTTCCAGATCGTGTACAAGATTTTTCTGCTAATGGTTTTGGTGGTTTGCTTTTAGAGCTAGCATCGTACGTTGGTGACGTTCAAAGCTTTTATCTGGATCACCAATTTGGTGAACTAAACGCAGAAACGGCAGTTGAATCTAAAAATATTGAAAAACTTTTAAGAGAAGCTGGTGTTCAGATAGTTGGAGCAGCACCAGCGGTTTTGCCTGTCACGTTTTATTTTCGTATACCTGCGAACTCACAAGGAACATACGACACATCTGCTCTTCCTGTTGTGAAAGAAGGCACGATCGCTAATTCGAATCGTGGTATCCAGTTTCAACTCGTTGAAGATATTGATTTTACAGTAACCAACAGTAGTGGCGCACCTGCAAACGGAATCAAATACGAAAATGGGGATATCGACAACAACCTAAGACCAACCAACTTTATATTTTCTGCAACCGGTAATTGTTTAAGCAGTGTTACAACTGCTGAATCATTTACAGTGAATGGTTTTGAGCCCTTTAAACGTTATACTCTTCAAAACCGTGATGTAACCGATATTGTTTCGGTTGTGGACAGTGATGGAAACAACTACTATGAGGTTGATTTTTTAACACAAGACACTGTGTTCAAATCTGTTAAAAACAGATCACCAATTTCTGTTAGCCCTACCAGTGAACAATATGTGGAAGCAAACATCGAGATACAACCTGCACCATTCAGATTTTATCGTTCAACAGCTATAGCAACACGGTTGACTACTTTAACGTTTGGTGGTGGGTCTGGGCAAACTATGAACGATGATCTGGTGCCAGATCCTTCTGAGGCTGCTTTGCCTTTATATGGACGTAAAAATTTTTCCAGATTTGCAATCGATCCAAACAGTTTGCTGAGAACCTCGACACTTGGTGCTATCGCTCCTAACGTTACTATCACTGTCACGTATCGTGCCGGTGGTGGTTTAAGCCATAATGTACCAGTTAAAAGCATCACAAACATTGGAACGCTTATAACAGAATTTCCCGGCAATCCAACTTCAGCTATAGCCGCTGATGTAAGATCGTCAGCCGATGCACAAAACAACTCTGCCGGGGCAGGTGGAGCTGATGCTCCAACACTAAACGAACTGCGTTTTCAAGTTCCAGCAGCGAGAGCAGCACAAAGTCGTATCGTCAGCAAAGAAGACTTAATGGCAAGAATATACACTTTGCCATCCAATTTTGGTCGTGTGTATCGTGCTGCGATTCATAACAATCCAGATAACTCCAATGGCGCTTTGCTTTACATTTTATGCAAAAACAATTCCGATCAACTCATCCTCGCTCCAGATCTTCTTAAAAAAAATCTTCAAGTATATCTTAATCAATATCGTATGATATCTGATGCGATAGATATTCTGGATGGGCGTGTCATTAATTTGCAAATCAACTATGACATAACTGTTGATCCTACATTCAATCGTCAACTAGTTCTGCAAAACGTACAATCTAAACTGGTGCAATATTTCGAGCTAGGCAACTTTAGAATGGATCAGCCATTAATCTTGGATGACGTAAGAAACATCATTTACAACAACGTTGGTGTGCTGGCTGTTCGTGGAATCACAGCCGTTAATGCAACAGGTACCATAGCAGACCGTACATATAGCAACGTACGTTACGATATAACCACAAACTTAATCAACAACTCAATACTCATTCCTCCTATGGGTGGCATGTTCGAAATCAAATATACAGATTTTGACTTGATTGGTAGGGTTAATTGACCATCTAAACGTCGCTTTACCAATTATAACGGCGTAGCTTTGGCAGAATCTAGATTCTGCATGGGTAAGCTTTTATAAAGGCTGCTATTTAGTCATAGCGGATAAACCATGTATCGAATTCTTAAAGCGGACAAAGATGCGTACGTCACAAACAAAATTATAATCAGCAGCAAACCATCTTTATCTAGCAGTACCGACGCTAACGTTGGTCAAGCTGGTACGATCGATTTGTTTAAGCTATATAACGTCACGCCTGTTGTTTCTGGTACTTCTGGTATCGAACTTTCTCGTGGCATTATTCATTTTGTTTTGGACGAACTGCGGACATTAACCGGTTCTGTTTTGGATATTACCGATCCAAGTTTTAAATGCTATGTTTCAATGAAAAACGTATATGGCGGACAAACGGTACCTTCCAATTATACTCTCAGTCTTTTTCCTCTAGCAAAAGATTGGAGCGAAGGTAGAGGTTTCGATGTTATAGGTTATCGTGATCTAGATGCTGTCAATTGGTATACAGCTTCTCTTGATCCCAACATTGTCACATGGACAAGTGGAGGAATATTCTATGGAAATGATAACTCTGACACAGATGCAGATTATTATGTGTCTTACTCCTCCTCTCTTGGTTATGTTCCACTAGAGTTCACTCAAAGTTTTGCAAGAGGTGACGAAGATCTTTTTATCGATGTAACACCAGCGATAAAACTGGTACTGACCGGCGCCATTCCAGATTATGGTTTTAGATTAAGTTTTACTGGATCACAAGAGTCAGATAATGTTACACGTTTTGTTAAACGATTTTCTACAAGACAAAGCAGAAATACGAACCTACATCCTGCTCTTGTTGTGAAATACGATGACAGTTTTTTTGACAACCAAGCACAAGCTTATTTTGATTATGGGAACAAGGTTGGAATATATTACTCACCATTTGGTAACCCAACCAACTTTATATCTGGGAGCACACAAATTGTCGGTTCCGGATCATTGGTTTTGGATTTGGTTGCAAGTAAAAGCGAATATGTCACAGCCACAACATACAGTATAAGTCATCAAGCTAATATCTCCTATTTGTCTTCGAGTTGGGTATACTTTTCTGCAAGCTTTACAGGTTCGCAAATAACTCTCGGAACAAATAACCAAACCGGTAGCTATTATGCAGATGTTTATATTTCTTCAAATGCTCCAGGTTTATCTAACGTTCGCAATAGTGTTGATGGCACCGTTGACTTTGTTCCAACGTGGAGATCACTGGATAATACCGTTATATTCGCTAGACAGCCATCTTTGGTAATGAATCCCCTCGGCGGTTTGAGTTCCATGGTTTCATCTCGAAACTATGGAGTTAATATAACCAACCTTAAGGAATCATATATTGCTGACGATGCAACGAAGCTACAAGTTTTTGTGTACGATTATGATCCGACACTTAAAAGCTTTTATTTGCCTTACAAGGCTCAACTAAAAATATTTCCATCGATGCATTGGCGTTTGATCGATCCGTTTAGCAAAGAAATTTTGATTCCGTTTGATGATGTTGGTACAAAACTATCAGCAGACGGTGAAGGCATGTATTTCACATTATATATGCAAGATCTGCCAATCAACAAACCTCTAGAAATT